AGTGGGTGACCTGACTTTAACTCATAGGTACACTCGATCTCGAACTTTACCTTTACTTGATTATAATTATAATCATTGGTTGGCTTAGCCATTGTTATTACCTTTCTCCTTTTGTAGTTCCCACGAAACTTGCAGAATCTGGCGCACATAGTCCTCGCACTCACGATTCAGGCGCACCACACGCCACACCAGACCCACGATTACCATTACCAACAACAGATCGAACCCGTTAATTGTCTGCATTATGTGCCTTCTCTCTGTGTGAATTAGCCCAATCTTCAGCATCACCGTAGAACATAGTGCTGAAACTACTCCAGCCACATTCACAGATAGCCTGAGATAGACCACTAATTACCATTACATCACTAGATAGATCACTATCTACCACTTCAACTTCATAGGTATCCTGCATTACTTCTCCTCTAGTAGGTGAGCCACAGCCCGTAGTGTAGCCTGTGCCTGTGCGACAGCAGACAGTAGTCTGCCCTCGGATACAGCATCAAGGATAGCCTGAGCCTGCTTACGCTCAAAGTCCACTCGATCCTGATAGGAACTGAAAGACTCACGATAAGCCATACGCTCATCAAATGTCATACCAGTTTCAATGTCTAAGTGCAATGCCTTGACAGCACCGAACTTACTTACATCCTCTTGCTCTAACCAAAAGTCAGCCATTTAACTAACCTTTCTGATCATAATTATGATCGCCTTGCGGTGATCACCACCAGATTGTGTCCTTCACAACCTGATGTATCCATCTTACCACATAGGTACATAGTCTGTCAAGCCTATAATGTACCTATTTTTCCTGCACCGTAGACAGCACCTGCCCGTACCGTACACAGCACCTCGATGCGCACGCAGGCGCACCCCTGCGCTCGCGCTCGCCTATGTGTATGTGTATGTGTATGCGTATGTATGCGTACGGGTGTGGGTGTGTGGGTGTGTGGGTGTGCGTGGCTACGGGTGGGTGTTGCCTAAGTGCAACTAAGTTGCTGATCATAATTATGATCGCTTAGTGATCGTTGCTAATTGGTAACGCCTAGCGTTACGCCTAGCCCTAGCCCGTAGGCGTTGCGTATTGGTAACGGATAGCGCGTATCTAATCGGGTGATCGTGTTGCTAATGGGTAACGGTTACGCTTAGCGCGTAAGTCTGGCGCGTGTTGCGTATCTGTAACGCTTAGCCTTGTTGCTTATCTGCATCAGGTTGCCTGATCATAATTATGATCAACCTGAATTGGTTGCGATCTTGCAACGGCTAGCCGATAGAGTCCAGGGTGTAGTTGAAAGTTCAACTACTTGGGCTGTATCTGGGGTCAATGCGGCGGATTCTGCGACACGCCCAAAAACCCTTGCAAATAAAGGACTTTTGACCAATTTCCCTAAGATTAGGTGGTTTCGGGGTTTGTGTGGTACTTTTGGTACATCAACCCAAACGGGGTTGCTAGAAAAGGAAAAACAATGAGTACCAAAGAAAAAGAAAAGGTAGGCGGAAAAGTTTCGCTTATCTCCGAGATCAAAAAGATCGTTGCCAAAGAGCAACAGACGGCGGAATACATTGCAGGCATCTTGAAGGGGCTTGTAGATGAAGGACATAGCCACCGTTCAATCGTTGCTGAATGGTCAAAGCAGGCAGGGCGAAAGATCAGCGTTGCCACCGTTGCCCATCACGTTGCAATCGCTGACTCAAAGAGTGGCGCGAATGCTCAAGCCCTGCTCAAGGAATTGCAGAATAACCGTTTGAGCGTTGAGCAGGTTCGCACCTTGACACCTGCAAAGGCAAAGGAACTTGAGTTAATGGCTGCACCTGTTCGCAAGGTTCGCACACCTAAGCCAAAGGCAAAGGCAACCAACGCACCTGCACCTGCTGAGCAGATCAACGCAATCAACAAGGCAATTCAAACGGGCAAGACATTGAGCGCACAAGATCGCGCCAATGCAATCAAGGCAACCCAAGCCCTGCTTGAGATGCTAATTGCTACAAGTTAGCAACTAACGGATAGCCCCACCTTCGGGTGGGGTTATTCTTTTGCCCTGATGTTGCCGATTCACAACGCCGATAGGTGTGAGCAGACAGTCCAACTTATAAATTAATTTGTTGTTATTAAACACCACCCCCCACCCCACCCCCGCAGGGGGGGATCTGTTGCGATAACGCAACGAGCTGCGAGGTGTTGCTGAAAAGCAACCTATGACCCCCCAGTTATTAAGGGCGGAGGAATAGTATATACATTACTCTCACATATTATTTTCTGCTGTGTTTCCGTATGGTTATTGAGTTTTCTTAATGTGACGTAAATTACTTTATAAATTTTTGGTAACAAATCGTTACAGGGTCTTTATAATGGGGTTAGTATATATGTAAGGTTATTTTACGCAAACCCTGTCGGTTTGCTAGTATATAATACACCGCTTGTTGCGGTGTTGTATGTGTGTTGTATTTGGATGTTGTTTAGGATGTGTTTCGGTGGCTGCTAGGACGGGTGCATTGCACCATACGGTAATTAAGCAGAATGAGGACCAAGCGAAATTTCTGGCTTCTGTAGCGTCAGGCGTATCAGAACACGCTGCGCTGGGTATAGTAGGTCGTAAACCTGCTGCCTTAAAGACGTGGCTCCGGGACCCTAAGTTCGCTATGAAACTTGAGGATGCGCGGGGCGAGTCTAACGCCCTTATGAGCGAGACCCTGGTTAATGGCAAGAAGATTGACTTCGCCACCTTTTCCAAAGAGTTCCTGGGTTCTGAGGTATTCCCTCATCACCAGTCTTGGATTGATGTTTTGGAGGGGCAAGCCCCATCTTGGCTCCACCCATCTATGACCTTTGAACCTAGCAATCGCCGCCGTATGTTAATCAACGTACCACCCGAGCATGCTAAGTCTACGGTTCTAACGGTTGGCTACGCCACCTACCGTATTGCTATGGATCCCAACATCCGCATTGTTATCGTATCCCAAACCCAGACCCGTGCCAAGGAATTCTTGTATTCCATTAAACAACGTCTGACAGAAGACAACTGGGCTAAACTCCAAGGTGTCTATGGACCAGCCGGTGGCTGGAAGGAAACAGCGGATCAATGGACTGCCGACCGTATCTACTTGGAACGTTCATCTGGCGAGAAGGACCCAACCGTCCAAGCCATTGGTATGGGGCAACAGATTTACGGTACTCGCGCAGACCTGATTATTTTGGACGACGTGGTCACTACTACCAACGCCCACGAATGGGAGAAGCAACTCAACTGGTTGCAAAAGATGGTTATTACCCGTGTCGGAGCAACCGGTATGCTCATTATTGCAGGGACTCGAGTCTCTTCAGTAGACCTCTATAAAGAGATCCGCAACCCAGATAACTGGTCTGGAGACAAATCCCCCTTTACTTATTTGGCTATGCCAGCAGTTCTAGAGTTCGCTGATAAAAAGGAAAACTGGAAGACGCTCTGGCCCATCTCCGACCGTGTTTGGGATGGTGCAGATCCAGATAACGAAGATGACTCAGAACTTTTAGTACAGGACGAAAATGGATACTACCCTAAATGGGATGGAAAACGCCTCTTCCAGAGACGCAGTGAGGTTAACCCATCTACATGGGCTCTCGTATACCAACAGCAAGATGTCGAAGAAGACGCGATCTTTCCCCCTGCGCTTGTTAACTCCTGCGTTAACCGCATGCGCAAGCCTGGTCCTCTCAATATGGGCGCGCCTGGACATCCATCGGGAGGACAATGGGTAACCATTCTGGGCTTTGACCCTGCTATGTCAGGGCATGCTGCTATGGTTGCTTATGCCGTAGAGCGTGAGTCCGGAGAGCGTATGGTTCTGGATGTGTACAACATGGCAGATCCAACCCCCCAAAAGATTAGAGCACTCATGGAAGACTGGGTGCTTAAGTTTAGACCTATTGAATTACGCGTTGAAATCAACGCACACCAGAAAGCCTATTCCCTAGACGAGGATCTGCGGATGTGGATGGCTAATCGCGGTGTACAGATGAGAGAACACTTCACTGGTAAGAATAAGTGGGATGTTAGTTTCGGTGTGGCTTCCATGTCGAATCTCTTTGGTGCAATGCGCGATGGCAAATTCATTGGGGGTAATTTAATTACCCTACCGGATGCAAGTAACGAGCATATCAAGGCTCTTGTAAACCAGTTAATTACCTGGAAGCCAGATACC